TGTTAATGCATTAAAAATCAAGACTAAACCGTCATTTGTAAGCCTCACTGCTTACTTCTTTTATAATTTTGCATATCACACATTTCAACCCAATAAATGTTTAATCTTGCATTAAAACCACTTAACACAACATCCATTATTTATGACACGTTCCTCAAGAACAATAGTTGTCTCCGTTGTAGGTACAGTTGAACCAGTGGGACCTGTAACTCCTGTAACATAAAAAGTTGTTCCAGTTACCCCAACCGGCCCCGCCCCTGCAGGTCCCGCCCCTGCAGGCTCACCGCTAAAAGATATTTGCGTATTTGAACTTAAAGAAGCCGCCCCGATAGAAGTCGCATTGTTTGGGAGCTGGCAGATTGTACTTCCTGCATTTGACCCAATAGATGTCGCATTATTTGGCATTTGACTAATAGAACTTGTTGCATTCAAACCAATGGCTACTTTTTGTGAAAACATGATTATAATTGTAATACTGGTTTAGTTTTTAAATCAGTATTGCATAACATTTTTATAATTTTGTTGTTGTTATTTGTTCTTGTTTTTGGTTAGCGAACATACTTTCCAACCCTCACAAATGAGTCAATAATGAAAATGATGAATATTCCTAAAAAACAGTATAATACAATCTCCTCGGTAACATTTCCTGTTCTCTCGTCTTGTTGCTCTTCTAAAAGATGAATCATGTAGTTTAATTTTTCTAATAAGACACTGTTTTCGCTTTGAACTCCATAACTCTGTTGTTGATTTTGCATTTGTTGATGCTGTTGCTGTTGTTGCTGAGTATAATATGGCATATTTGTAGGCGAATTCTTGTATAACTTTTCATAATTTGGAATAAATCTCTTGTAATAATCATCCGACGATTGCTTTGTTTGTTCTTCATCGTCCTCACGGTTTTCCATACTTTCTCTCAATTTGGTCTGTTCAACTCCAACAGAAGTAGGTGGCGGCATTGGATTAAAATCAGCCAAGTCACTAGAGTTGTCTGAATGGTCTGGAGAATTGTGAATACTTTGTAAAACAGAATTCACTTTATCTGAATATGCATTTTCTTTAGGAATTCGCTTTTGAGTTCTATTATTTGACATTCTCTTTCTAGCTATTGGACTATCATTATCATTATCTTTATCTTTACTATTTACCCGAGTATTTTCATTATCAAATGGTGCTGCATACATTGCTAAAGACATTCTCTTAATAAAAAATAAGATAATAATTTGAAAAATAGACTGAAATTAGAAAAACTTGGACAGTGCAAAAAATAATATTCACAATATTTATAAGATGAATATTTTAAACAGCTTGAATAAGTTAATACCTAAACAATTATACAGTTCCAGCAAACACAATGTCTTGGCTGTTGTATTTGTTTTGCTTGTTATCTTGGTCGTTCAATATCCTTCTATATTTAGCAAATCTGCTAATACTGTTTTTGGGAAGGCCATTATATTGCTAATTATCATACTATTGACTAATTACAATACTCTCGTTGGATTAGCAGCTACCATTGCGGCACTTGTTTTTTATGTATATTTATTTGACACTGGTTATGAAGGGTTTGTTGAAGGTATAGACAAACCAGGTGCCAGCGATCTAGCGGCTACACCTAAAAAAGATGAAAATTCTCCTAAACAAGAAGAATGTAGTCAGGCGGACATTATGTTAGCCGCTAAATGTGCAACGGCATCGCAATGTTCTAATGAAATCCCTTCTATGAAAATCAAAAATCCCAACGTTCAGCCATCTGAATCTCTTGGAAACACAAAGTCAACAAGCGATTCTACTACATTAAAGCCCGCGCTAGCAACTGTTACTGTTCCAACTATTTAAAAAAATTATCTCGCGTTATAATAACACAATGAAGAAAACATTTCAAAACAGCATAATATTTTTATTGACAATTATTATTTTAGGAATTGGGATTGGTATGATTGCAAATGGAGTTCAACAAGAAGGTTTCACTTCTTCTCCAATGTTTAAACAATTTTGTAATCCAATTGTAAGAAAAGTTAGAAATTATACCAACGATAAGATAGAAAGCTTTTCTAACACCACGCGCGTTTTTCTAAAACGATTTAGATTAATGTAATCTAAATAATCTTAAATTTATTTTTATGATTATTATTGTTTTTTAATTGTTTTTAAAATTTTGTGCAATGATTATTATATCATTTAATTATATGGCAAAGACTCCAACAACTAATACTAATAAACTTCCAACAGTTAAATCGGGACCTTCTAATATTTTTATGGACGCAATGAATTATCTTCACAACCACGTACTCTATCTTAATAATAGTAAATTTTTTGCTGGTTGTATCATGATATTGCTTAACATAGGCTCAAAATTTATTACTATTCAATTTAGCAGGTCAACAGAAGAATACCTTAAAATGTCCGTCACCAAACAAATCCTTGTATTTGCAATGGCGTGGATGGGTACTCGTGATATATATGCAGCTTTAGGTTTAACTGCAGTATTCGTCATTTTATCTGATCATTTATTCAATGAAGAAAGCACATTTTGCATTGTTCCAGAAAATTATAGAGTATTAAGTAAGTTACAACAAACAACCGATGCTAATAATGATGGAGTTATTTCCGACGATGAAATCAACTCTGCTATCGCTGTCTTGGAAAAAGCCAGAAAAGATAAGCAAAAACAACAACAACAAAACTTGTATTCCAATTTTAAAGAAGTAGTTCAAAATAATTAAAACCTCATTTTAATATTCTTAATGTATTATAAGTATGTCATTTCCCAACACATTAACAATATTTATTAACACAAGAATAAGAGGATATCCAAAAATAAAATATGAACCAGATATGTCAGTCCCTAAGATTAAAAGTGAAACTGTTTACTTCAATCCTTTAATAAAACTAAATAGGCGAGTCTCTCTTAGAACACCGCCAGGTTACCCAGAAAATGAAAGATTAACACAATTTTTTAATAGAAGTGATTTTAATGGCTTGGTCGGAAGAAATATTGCGTCTGGATTTCAAAAAAAATACACTTTAGAGGAAGCAACTAAAAACGGAGTCGTTGATAACAACATTAGTGTTACCTTGGACATTTTATTTAAAAAATACAACAAATTTTATATAAAGGATAAACCTTATACTATTTTTTCACACGAATGGATAAATGGTGATTGGCAAATAGATAAAAGAGGGTTTGAAAGACAAATATTGCAGTCAACCTACGGTATGGGATTAAATGGAAGTCAACAAAATAGATTGGCAGACGATGAATTGCAAAGATTTAAAAAGGAACACGCCGAAGTTGTTTCTGGATTTGCCGTTTCCAGTGGAATTAGTAAATTTAAAGACGATTATGAAAGCGGAATTGCTAGAGGAATAACTCCAGTAAAACCAAATTCTACACTATCTCCAGATGAAGAGGCTGCTAAAAAATTAGCAGAAGAAGCTGCAAAACAAGGCATTCCAGAAAATGCTCGCAACTTGGCAACCAAAAAACTTACTTTTCAACCAATTGTTAATTTAGACGATGAAGCAAGTTTGTCAAATGACCCTGTTTCTCTCAACATTATTTATTCAATTAATAGAAATTACTCAGAAGACATTAAATTAAACCCCAAAGTATTGGACCCAGCATACCAACAATTGTTGCAAAAAGGAGAAGAATACCGATTGGCAAAAGAAATGTACGATAAATCCATAGGTTCTTATTTTGCTCTTATTAATGAAGCTAAAAAAACAACACCAGTTGCTACTCCTGTGAATAAATCATCTGAACCACTATCTGCTCCAGTTGCTCCTATTGCTCCAGTTGCTCCTAGCAATGATGTTTTTAAAAATAAAAAAAATTACGACGAAACAGTTGAAAAAATGAATGACACAATTACTGACTTTAATGGACGAGGGTTAACTTTTCAAAATATTATTACTAATCCCGAGGTAAAAAATAAATTAATTGGAATTATTACCGCGCTTGAAAAATACAAGATTCAATTTTTAAATTCTGTTCTTAATTCTCTTAAATTGCTTATTAGGAAAACACAAGCTCTAATTAATTATATTAGAGCATTATATTGGTTTTATTCTAATTTATATGTGGCAAAAGAAACACAATTTAAAACACAAAATTCTGAAAAGGATTATCAAAATATACTTATTTTAAATATTATTAAATTTGACATGCAGTGTTATAAAAATATAATAAATAATTTTGAATCAAGCGAACCAAACCCACTGGCAGACAATTTAAAAACCCTAGTAAATGAGGTTGCTCGGGTAGAACAATTTATTAAAATTAATTCTTCCGGTCCAAAAAATTATATTGAACTTCTTCAACAGTATTATATTCACCCAGGATTGTTGTTGGTTAATAGATATAACTATGACGTTTACATGTTTTCCCTATTAAAATTTGATTTTATTATTGATCTAGGCATTTGGAAAAATTTATATAGACAGACGGACGTATTTTTAAATTCCATAAAAGAATACATCATTGGAACTAATAAAGGTGGTCAAGTGATTGAGGGTAAATTAGCTCTTGCTAAAATTTTACTTGACAAATACAATGAAACATATTCAGAAGCACAAAGAGATTCATTTGAAAAGGATGTTTCCAAATTAAAAACACCAATTCAAAGTCAAAATGCTAAGATGATTGATTTTGCTTTCCCAAAAACGGCCGCATTAAAACAACAACAAAATGACTATATTAAACTGCAAACTGCAATAACATTGTGTTACGATTTAATCACATTATATGCAAGGATATCTGCCATAAAATATTCCAGAGAAATTTCTCTCATTACATCTAGACAAAACCTTTGCAGCGTTCTCAGCAAAATATATACAAGAAAAATAAAGTCATATAATCAAATTCTTAACGATGATACAATGATAAGATTTATCCCAAATTATTTATTTTGGGATAGTCAATCTTACATTGATGAAGCAACTCTTAAAACTAGTATTGCAGTTATAGCAAAAGCAAAACAAGATAATAAGACTAAACAAACAAGTTACAAATTGTTGATGAAAAAATTGAATAGAAAATATCACAACGCAATTGACATTCTTATTCCTGAAATATCAAAAATGGGTATATTAGAAAAATGTACTGAGATTGTTGACGACCACGACTCAGATTCTGATGAAGATTCTATATATGATGAAGATGACAATTCTGCATTAACACCTGGAGATAAATTAAAGCTGTCTATTCAAAAAAATATGGAAAGAAACTTTGATGAAGAGTATACCGAAGGTTTGAGAGAAAACATTGACTCCTTATATGATTTAGCCAGGAAAGACAATTGTCTTACTAGGAACCTGAACGCAGAAGAACTTTTAAAAATGATTTTTAGTTGGAGTGTTACCAACAATCCAGGTGGAGGTGACTGTTTTTTTTATGCGATTGCCTCATTATTTAATAATGAACTTATTAATAACGGAAAGAAATCAAATAATCCATTCACAGAACCAAGCGGATATTTTTCATACAAGTCTTTGAGGCAAGCCTTAGCCGATTCAACACATGGAATACAAGTAAATGATGCAGCTGGATGGAATGCTGGAGTAAGACCGCAAATTGAACATGTTGACATGGATGATGAACACGCAGACCCGAATGATAGGAAAATGCGTCGCGAGTACTCTTTTTTATTTAATGATGCAGGAAATTGGATTGGTGATAATATAGTTGAAGTACGAAATGCAATGAGAACTGGAACACGGTATTGGGGAGATGATGTTGCTATTAAAATTTTTGAAAGAATCTTCAAGGTAAAATTTATTGTAATTGATACTACAGAAATTCCTGTTAGAAGTCCAATTCCAGTAGGTGTTAATGTAGTATTTAATAATCATTCACGTTCTAGAACTTTTGGTGTTATAAAAAGTTATGTTCGTGACCAACCAAACAATGACTATGTTTATGAAATTGAAGATTCTCAATATATGACACATGAAAATGTTAGCGGCAAAAATAATAGAGTAACCCCATCTCAACAATTTCCCTTTAGAATAGCCCCATCTGCAAGTGACACCACGACGGCAAATGAATATTCTCAATTTGCTTTTTTGTTATTAACAAGTGAGAAAGGGTCGGGTGCAGCACACTATGAAATTATGCATAGTAATCTTGACAACAAGTTTATTTACACATTTCAAGAAATGCCAGATTATTTAAAGTATTTTATATTTAAAATGCAATGGAAATTTTTTCCAGGAAGAGATGCAAGCTGGTTTGGAGAAAATGCAGTTACTAGAGATTATTTTAATACACTTCAACGCAGATATGAACACGTTAGAGATAATGCTCCAGAACGACAACAAAATATAGCAAATGGTGTTGATCCAGCACTTGCAAGCATTGCTATAGGACCTCGTAGACCTATGGCAGGAGGTCAAATTAGTAATAAAAATAGATATGTGAATGTTTATAATGACAACCTCCCCACAATAGGTGATTCTAAATTGAGTTATTATATTATAATAGATCTGGAATTATATCCAGGAGAATCCATACCTCTTATTAAACAGCCTGTAATTGCATGCAATTTAAGATATGAAAAAATTAGGCAAGCTTTTGCAGATATGTTTGGTTTTGCTTATCATCCGCTTGATTTTTATAAACGAGATCATGTGGCTCCGTCTTCTGTAAAATACAGAAAAGATGGAGAATCCAGAGAATATGAAAATGTTTCAAGATTTAATAATAATTATAGAAGGCCAATTGACACTAGAAGATTTCATGTTTCATACGGAGGTGGTAAAAAAACTAGAAGATTACGATAGATAGAAAAATAAATAAATAAAATTTAATATGTTATTTATTTATTAATTTGAAAAATAACCATCAGCGTTTACAAATTCGTCTATAATATTTTGCGGAATAAAGTTGAAATCAATAATTTTTTGATTCAATTCAAATTTTTCATATGCGTTTTCCTTCTTCATTCTTTCGTCAAAATATGTTCTATCTTTAAAACACTTGAGGGCTGTCTTGGGACCACACTTATTCAATACTGATTTAATATTATCGCTTGTATCTCCCATAACAATTTTGCAGAACAAATCTGCTTCTGCGCTTCCCCCAAGAGTTTCCTCAGAAATCTCTTTATATCCAAGATTGAAAATCCTTACTTTTGGGCCAGCCAGTTGCAAATAATCCTTGTCGCTTGTAATAATCTTTACATTAGCGTTTGGATAGTTCTCAACAACATGTTTTACAAAGATGGCAACACAGTCATCGGCTTCCAACTTGGGGTGTTTGACAACAACCCGCGCACCACCCTCTTGAAACATATTGTCTTCATATACCATTTTAAAGAATGGGCCGCCCATAAAACCATCATCATTTAGTCTGGTTGCCTTGTACTTGTCATAAAACTCGTTTCGCCAAATGTTTTGTCTACGGCAGTCCTTTCCAACAATAATAAACGGATTTTCGTTTTCAATATTTAGTTTCTTTTTTAGGTTCTTAACAGTGTCCACAAAGGTCTTTTTAAATTTCTCAACAAACTGTTCATTTGCAAATGGGTCTGCTAGTGGATTTTCAGGATAAGCACTTTTCCACCACCGCATAATAGAATGATAACGATAAAAGCAAAAGTAACTTCCATCAATAAATATGAACTCCTTGGGGTTCTCTGCGTCAATCTCTTTCAAAGTTGCCTGCATCTGATTCTTTTGAGTTAATATAATTTCTTTATTACTAGGTCAATTTTTATTTATAGTTATATAATATATGCAATCATTATTTTCTAGAACCCAACCTAGAGGTTCAATAAATTCAACCCCTGCAGTAGAAAGAGATAGAGAATTTATTGAAAGAGCTGTAGTTAGGAGACCACCAACACCACCAGCAAATGCAAGTCAGTTATTTACTAGAAGGCGTCGCCCTCAACAAGCAAGACAAGGTTGGTTCACTAGAAGAAGCCGAGAGAACAGAATTGTCCCGCTTGCCGATGAAGATATTTTTAGTGCGCCAGAAGTAGAACCCATTTCAGTAGCAATGCCACGAATGTCATCAATACC